GTTACAGTTGAATCAATATCAATTGTAAATGTTCCAGCGCCATCATTATAATTAGAATCTAATCCTGTTCCAGCAATAATTGTTGTTGAAATTTCATCTTGTACACGCTCTGCTGTATAGTAAAGGTTTGTGCCTTCAGCCAAATCAGATGTAGTATGTGATGGGAATTGATCTGCTACTGCGAAATCAAGAGTTCCATCAGAATCTTCATAAGTTACTGTAATACCAGTTTCGGTGTTACCAGTAACCATTGCTCCAACAATATCTTGTACAGACTCATTATTTAAAGATACATGTCCTGTTGTTACTGTAAAGTCTGTTGAGCTGAAAGATGCGATACCTTTGTTTGTACTAGATGCATCTTCTCCAGAAATTAATGTGATTCCCGAAGTATCGTTATATTGAATATCAATTCCTTCACCCTCTCCGAGTGATGAACCAATTACATCCTGAACAGCTTCAGTAAAATCATTTACTTGTGTTGATGGGATAGAAATATTTTGATCTGATGCTGCAGTTAAACGACCTTGTTGATCTACTGTAAATGATACTGCTTTTGTTGCTCCGCCATATGATCCATGTGATACTGCAGTATTGTCAAGATCGATTGTTGTCTCACCTGACACATCATCATATGTTTTTGTTAGCCCAACTCCACCGATTACGGAAGAGCCAATAATGTCTTGAATTACTTCTGTAGAACCAGAGGCTGGCACCCACTCAGTTCCATTATAGAAATACAAAACATTTGCTGTTGTGTTGAAATAAATTTGACCTGCTACTGGGCTTGACGGCGCAGTGCTGAGGTTTTGGATTCTGGCATTTAAAAGCTCATTCTTATTGAGATTTATGCCAGTTACGAATAATCTTGCCATTTTTTCTCCTTACGACAGGTACGCTGTCCCTGAGAATGGTTGTGCCATTGTCAGTGTTATTTGATTGATACTATTATAGTCTATGCCCGTTTCCAATATATCTCCGCCGCTGGTTTTAACAGTGACGTTTGGATAAAAGCCTAAATTATGATTTATTACTAAAGAATATATTCCAGACACTGGCCCAGTTACTTGGGCTATTTCCCATGAATATGAAAAGGCGTAATCTGCACCTTCTTGAATAAACTGTATTACTGTGGCACCAGACCATGATGTATCAGTTAGTTTAGGTCCATAAAAATCAGTAGTTGCAGTATTATAGTAAAAGTCTCCAGTTAGACCTAAATTATTTGATGGGGCTCCAGTTCCATTCAAAATAGTTCTACCTCTTGGACCTTGTGGGCCTGGAGTAGCTACTACTACTGAATTTTCTGTTTGATTTACTACTACAACATTATCTGTCATATTGTAACCGTTCTATTGAGCGTTATATACCCACCAAGTAATTTAGTTTTAACCAAATTTGAATCCGTGATTATTAAATCATAGATAGACTTTGGATAGAATAATTTCTTTGTTTGAGTAGGAGTCATTCGAACGGTTACTTTTCCTAGTGAGCCATCGATTGTGATTCCACCACTAGGAGATGTTAGAGTAAAAGCAAGTTTTTGAGCAGTTCCATCACGAACCTGCATTTTGGCGGTAGCACCAGTTAGATCTATGACTGCGTCATTTGGATCTTTATATTCTACTACAAATGTGAAAGTAGTATCTTGATCTACTTCCCAATTCTTTTGTCCTGCCATTTACGAAAATCTCCTAAATAGGAAAACTCCTATGCTTATTTTAGCACAGGAGTCATCCTAATATACTACTTAAATTATGCCTTCTTTGTGAAGCCAAACGAAGGCTCGTTTGGATTCAATGCCTTCAAAATAACAGGCAAGCATGCTGCAATTCCACCCTTAATTAAATCTCCTGGGTCAGTATTGCCAGTCATGTATAGAGCAATGGCAGCACCAAGGAAATGGCGACCATAGCTTGCTAACGCTGCTAGAATTTTTTCCTGCATTGTTACCTTTCCATCATTATTAAGATCTTCTTTCATAAAGACCTCCTTATTCTGGGCACGGTGCCCAGGATTTAGGGTTTCCCCTAATATTAATTATACTACTAAGCCGAAATATCCACAATCTCGCAATTTCCGTCTGAGGTACATGCGAGTGTTTGTGTTCCGCTCGTTCCATCTTCTGTTTCATAAAAAGACAAATCTTCCCAACGAATTGAAGATGGCATCTTAGCAAGTAGTTCTAGATATTCACTTTCAGTTACTTCTTGATATGGAGCTTGCTTATAAGAGTGATCAGAATGCGGCAGGAATGAAATACCTGATACTTCATCAAAATGCTTATATACCCAAGCACCAACTTCCATCCATTCATCTTCTTTTACAGATACTGTAATAGATGGCTTATGCTCACACCATTCACGCTGATATACGAGCCATGTATTCAAATGATCAATTGCAGTTAAATCATTACGAACAATAGCACCGTTAGGAGCCTTTACTGGGAATGAGAATACATAAGTATCGTTTGGCTTCATGAAATCATCTTCTACTGGGATTCCGACTTCTTTTAAGAATGTTGATAGAGGATCTTTCTTGTCTCCACGAACTGTGCGAATGTAATGCTCTGAATGCCATGGGTGCATACCTGAAGATACGCCTGTCAACTGTGAAACAGTACCTGATGGCTTGACACAGGTGATTGCAGCAGATTCATTAATTCCAATTTTTGCTGCTTCTTGCTTATTTGTTTCTCTAGCAAGATCACGAGACTTGCTTAAAAATTTTCCTAACTTATCAAGGTCTTCTTTGCCAGACATAAAAGTATGTCCAAATTGACCTGTGATTGAAACTCCAAGTAGTCGTTCTTCTTCTGTGTTATCTTTCCAAATTTTACGAAGATACTTAAAGTCTGTAAGTGTAGATTGCCAAGTTCCAAGAATGGTTGCTAACTTTATCTTATTTTCAATGTCTTTTAGACTATCGTTCTCACGAATTACAACTTCGGATAGATTACAGAACTGATAAGGTCTAAGGATAATTTCTGAGCATGGGTTAGTTCCGTAGTGGATTTCTGGATCTCTCCGCCCCCATCTTGCTGCCTGCTTCTGAGCAGCAGCCACATTGTATATGCCACGTTCCCCTGATTTTGAATCATATAAATTCTTCCATTCAGCAATAAACTGCTCCATGTCTGGTTTGCGAGAATATGCTACTGAGTTATTTGATAATGCACGTTGAGAATTGTTTTCCCACCAGTTGCCTGATTTTGCTGCTGCCATCTCAATGTCATTAATGTTTGAAAGCGAGATCATTGCAGAGCGACGAACTCCGCCAACGACAACGATTTCACCAATCTTACACATAATATCATGTGCTTCAATAGGTTTCAATTGACGACCTGCTGCAGTTTTAAACTTTGCAATTGTGAAGTCAAAAAGATTAATCAACGGTTGTGGCCCTGAAGAACGACCTCCCATTGTCTTAAGACGAGCACCTGCTGGGCGAAGCTTTGATACATCAATTGCTGGAATTTGTCCTGCCCAAAGCATTGCAAGAAGTTCACGATAAGCCTTAGCCCATCCAGTCTTTGAATCTTCAACTACAATAACAGTTGTTGATTTTTCAAATGATTCTGGGACGGCAGGAAGTTTATTAACATACTTATATTCAACAGAGAATCCAACACCAGTTCCACACATCAAGATATACATTGTTTCATCAAATGATCGTGGATTATCTACTGGAACAAATGAGCAGTTGTATCCTGCAACATGGTCTCTGTCAAGAGCAGCACCTGCAGTCATTACTGCTCTCATTGAAGGCATTACATTACGATTATAAACAGCATCCTTAAGTTCAGTAACAAGTTTTTCATCTGGAGTATATCCGTGATTCTTTCCGAGATGATTCAACATGAAATCAAAATAACGATCTACTGTTTCTCCCCATGTTTCACGACGATTCTCTTCTGGCATCCATCTTGCATATCTGGACAACGCAATAAAATTCTCGTATGGGTTTTCAATAACTTTCGACATATAACACCTTTTCTCCGCCTTTTACGGTTAATTTAAAAATAGATAGATTCCAATTCTAGCAAACTTTATTTATAGAGGGAAGGGGTTTAAGAAAACTTTTTAAATATGTGATCAAAGGCATTATTAGTCAACCGATTCCAATTGTATTCTTCATGAATCTTAGTTGACTGAGCATAGTAGTATCCAGAATATGCTTTAAAGTTAATAGCAACATCTCTCATAAGTTCAAGTAGATGTTTATAGTTTGGTTCGTAAACTTTTCCTTCATGTGGAAATGGCCAAGGTGAATCTATAAGTTCTGATTTAAGTTTTAATGGTCCAATATATTTTTCATAATGTGCCCAAGCATCTACACAAATTGTCGGCATACCAGTAGCTAATGCTTGTAATGGAATAAAACCAAATCCTTCTCCATATGATGGATAGACTAATACATCATGGTCATGGTATATTTTAACTAATTCTTCTGTTGTCATATCTTTATCTATTATATATATATTATTATATACTTTATTTGGTAAACCTATTATATTCTTATCTATATAATTATTATATATTCTAGTAGTATTATGATTATATACTTTAAGTGTTAAAGAATATCTCGGATCATTACCAAAAAGATTTACAAATGCATCAACCACCATTTGGCCCGCCTTTCGTGGCGCTGGCTCACCGACATGTAGAAACTTTATAACATCATCTTCACGACGGCGGCGGGGTGCCCAAACAGGATCAATACCATGTGGATAAACACGAATATCTTTGTATCCCGCATCTTCAAAAACATTAGCACACCAATCAGATGTTGTCCATATCTCATCAACTAAATTTAGTGTTTCACGCCATTTTTCTGGTACTACAGTTGATTCCCACGGAGTATAACTAATCTGATATTGATTCTTATGTAATTTAAAAAATGGTGGTTGAGAAAAGTTTAATTGAACTGGCGCTTTTGGATATTGAAAACCAACTTCATGTCCCAATTCTTTTAATGAATTAACTATTTTTGTTCCAGCATGACCATATCCATTATTGGATATCATATTTACGACTGGTGTTGAAAATGATATTTGCATTTTATTTTCTGGTCAACTGGCTTGACACGATTTGTCAAACAATGCTACTATTATAGTTCGTTATCTCTAAAGGAGGCAATGCCAATGGAGAATATCAAACAAAAGCTGAGCGATGTTGCTCACAGTTGGACTGTTATAGGAATGATAACATTGTTTCTATTCGGTGTCCAGCCTGCACCAATGCCATCAGCAGAGGCTCTGATTGTAAAACCAGAGATCTCAAAAGCACAAGAAGCACAACTGAAGAAACAAACGCTGGAAAAATTCAGCAACACTGTATACAAACCTTCAGAAATGCTTACTGACAAAGAGTTGCTGCAACTACTCAAGTCTGTAGGTTTTGAAGGACAAGCCCTTAAAATGGCTTGGGGTATAGCTAAAGCGGAGTCCAATGGACGCCCTATGGCATACAACGGTAACAGGAATACTGGAGACAGTTCCTACGGAATTTTTCAGATCAACATGCTGGGAAACCTTGGCGATGATCGCAAAGAGAAATTCGACCTGAGATCAAATGTACTACTGTTTGATCCAGTAATTAACGCAGAGATAACGTATTATATGACTAAAGGCGGAGTCGATTGGTCGTCTTGGCCGAATTCGATTAGTAAAGCTAAGAAATTGATTTTACAATTTCCGAAGTAGTTAGGAGATAAATTGCGGATACAGATTGTGTCCAAATATTTAACCCTTGCAGAAGAGGGCCTTGTGTCAAAAGTGGATTGTCCACTAGACCAAGGCCTTCTAATGCCTAATCAAGATATTAATGATAAAATTTACCTATACTGTCTTTCTTGTGAATACAAAAAAGAAATAGGATTGGATTTGTATGGAAGAATGGAAGAAGCCGTCAGAAGAAACTGATGGCGGAACAATAAAAGAAACAGACCAAATGGGTCGTGAAAAATTCTGGGAAGATATAGGTAGACCATGACTGAAGAAAACAAAGAAGATCTTGCACAAAACCTAGATATGGTTAATTATATTATGCTACATCGTATTTATGATGTAATGACCATTATTGCCAGCAAATTAGTAGGGGCGGAAGAAGTAGATAAGATGATTAAATATCATGACCAAGGATATTTATTGGGTCCCGCTCCATCTTATACCCCACAGGAAGAAAATGAATAAGTTATATATCGATCAAATAGTTCGGTATATGAATAGTGCTCGTTTAGAATTTCAAAATTATTACGATGATGTAGCTATGGCAAATGGAGCCATGAGATGGTTTATAGAAGCCTTAGAAAAACGGCTAGGAAATTGCCACGGCGTAGAAAACGGAAGATGCCAGTTCTACTGGAAACATGATCATTGTGTCTCTCTAATGGATATTCTGTACGATTTAACAGGTAATGAAAAATATACAATTAAAACAGCTAGAGGAAATTCCTGGGACTAAAGTAGTTGACTTAAAAAATAAGATATGTGATACTTAGATAGTACGGGTCGTAGCATCCCACCGTTTGCTCCCCGTGCTTACGCTTCGGCGTAGCAAGTCCCAATTGGATCCGCCTCCGATTGGGATTTGTCCTTTTAGGCGGTATAATGGAGTAATGGCCGTAAAGCATGGGATTATACAAATAAGTTCAACTGCTATAACACTTAGCAATTGGAATCCAAATAGATCAGAGTCTTCTTTGATTATCAAGAATATTTCATTCAACAATGTTTATATTGGTGCATCTCATGTAACTACAAGTGATTATGGATTTAGACTCCTACCAGAACAAACTTTAAGCATAACACTTGGCCCATATGATGAAATTTATGCAATAAGCGATTCTTCGGCTGAAGTATCAATACTAGTATTGGAGAACTAATGGCAACATATATTAATGCTACATCTGGAATACCACAGTATTCTCCATCTACACCTGCCTCATTTGGGTTTGATGCATTTGGCAGAACAAAGATTGCACAACCATATACTCTATTTGATAGTCAGCATAGATATATCTCTGGAGATGAGTATAGCGATTTAACAAGCGGCACAGCAACAGTTTCCTATCTAGAAAACGAATCTACAGATGTACTAACAATAGGTACTGCCTCTGGCGACAAAATTTATAGAGAATCAAAGAAAGTATTCCCATATCAACCTGGTAAAGCTTTGACTGTATTTCAAACATTTGTTTTTAATACAGCTAAAACTGGACTTCGTCAAAGAGTTGGATACTTTTCTAGACATAACGGAGTATATCTACAAAAAAGCGGATCTACAGTATCTATAGTTCGTAGAACATTTACAAGTGGAACTATTGAAGAAGAAGTTATAAATCAGTCAAACTGGAATATTGATACTCTGAATGGTTTTGGTCCAAGTAGAATAACTCTAGATCTTTCTAAAGCACAAATATTTTTTACTGAATATGAATGGCTTGGAGTCGGATCAGTAAAAGCAGGTTTTGCTATAAATGGACAATTTATTACAGTGCACCAGTTTAATCATGCTAACATTATAAATAAAGTGTATATGACTACTGCCACTCTTCCGCTTCGTTATGAGATTGAGAACATTGCAAATACAACTAGTTCTAGTTCACTAAAACAAATATGTGCAACAGTATTATCTAATGGTGGATATGATAGACATCCAGAAATATGGTCTGCATCTAGAGCAACATTGTTTCAAAATATTGGAACTTCATTTGCTCCGCTTGCAGCTGTTAGATTGGTTGCAGGAAGAATGGATTCTGTAGTTACTATAGCTCACTTAAATATAGCTACAACAACTAATAATCTTTTTGAGTGGGCACTTTTAAGAAATCCATCAATAACTGG